ATGCCTCTATCTAAAGCATCCTGTATTTCTGTAGTACTGGCTTTACGTGTAGGTAAACTAAGATCAATAGTACGCACCATCTCCAAGGCTTCTCTAACTACACCCATAGATGGCCCCTCTGGGCCTACACCAGCCTTTTCGATGTGGTAGTCCATAGCTCTCATAAGCTTTCGCTGGTCTTCAGAGAGTATATCGTTATTCATGTCAATGCCAAAACCATCCATCTTTTTATAAGATGTATAGGCTGCTGCTGATAGAGCTACGTTCTCATCTGTTAAACCTACCCCAGCAGAAAACGCACCCAAGCCTGATAAGATAGCGTTACTATCTTTGGCTGGAACTCTCTGTAGTGGTACATACAACATACGTAGGGCATCACCCTCTGACAAGTTCTGCCGTACAGCTTCAGCTTCAATAGCCGCAACAATGTCCTTTTCACTGACGGACTTAGAAGTACCGTCTGCAAATACAATATCGCCGCCTATTGAATTAACTTGTTTAGTCTCTAAGAATTGAGCTACTTGCGATTGTACTTCTGATTTAAAGTATGCGTTCTTACCAGCCTTAAATCTTTCAGAGTCATAAGAAGCTAGGTCACGATTCATAGCTTTTACAAGTTTCTGGTAACGACTAACTTTAGTCAAGTCTCCCTTATTACCTATGACAGACGTAGCCCACTGATATGCAGCATCCCTACCATTTTCTCTAACACGTGGAGCAATAATACTTTCCATAACATAATCATTAATCATAGACTGGCTATAACCATAGGCTTGAGAAGCTTGTCTTACAATCTCATCAATATTCTTTTTCTGTAAATCTAGACTAAATTGACGGTTTGCTTGTAGTGCGGGATCACCATCTTCATCTTCAAAATCTTTTGTTCCATAACCAATATCTTCACTGATACCAATAACTTCATCACCAACTGTACCCATGTTAATGTTAAAGTTATGCTTAAACTTAGCAGGGTCATAGGTAGACTCAAACCAAGCAAGGTTACCCATCTCAATGTTACCCTTGACAGCCTGAAATAGTAGGTCATCACCTGAGTCTTGAGCTTGCTGAATAAATGGCTGCATAATCTCAGCACGTCTAGCAGCTACCTCTTCTTCTGTCATTTCTAGGTAGTCAGACTCATTATTTCTGTAGTCTTCCCTAGCTTGTCTTAAAGCAGTAGACACACCAATTTTAGCGTCAAAGGTACGTGCAGATGCAATGCCCTGTTCAGCTTCACGCTGTAACTTTAACTGCTTTTGTTTTTCTACTTGTGCTAGTGTTTCTGCTGCTGGTGCAATAGCACGAATAAACTCACCCAAACCACTCTTAGGTGCAGGTTGTTCAGCAGGACGTACATATGTTTCTACTGGACGAGCTACAGCTTGTAGCCTTGCAGAAGGCCGCAACCGTTCTACTTGTTTTCTAGCCATGAGCTATTTCCTTTTAAGTTGTATAACGTGCTTTAGGTGTTCCCCTTGATGCAGAAGACTTAGTACTAAATGTAGGTTTATAAGTATCAGGTTGATTTACTTTACCTGCATTGTAAGCAGCAGTAGCATTAGCCGCAGTTCCCACAGCCGCAGCTAGGAAGTTTGGCATTACACCCTGTTGTAGAGAGTTAGTTCTACTCTGTGCTTCCGCAGATGCACCACGCTTTTCAAGCTCAATCTGTTTCTCTACATTCTCAAGGTTTCTATTGATTGTCGTTACACCACGTAGCTTCTGTGCTTCGTAATCCTGTAGTAGTAAGTCCATACTATTACCAGTAAGACCTGATTCACCCTGAGCAACCAGAGCAGCACCCTCGCCTTCTAGGGCTGCAATACTTAGTCTCATCTTTTCTTCAGAGGCAGCTTCTGCTTCTTGAATAGCTCTCTGGTTTAGGGTTTGTACTTTTAAATCTCTAGCTTCGTTAGCAGCCAAGCGGTTAGCATCAAATCTTGATTGTTGTGCTTGTGCTTGTGCTACACCTTCTTGGTATTGAGCAGCCCCTTGTGCTACTGTAAGCACAGCCATAGTAACTGGGTCACACATCTTGTATCCTCACAAATTCTAAAAAGGGTTTGTTTCCTACACCCCAAGTTTCATGCCTTTGAATAAACGTAAATCCTACAAACTTTAACCAGTTAATAGCTACACTATAATCAGCATCACAGGCATTAGTTAGGATGGGATATTTCTTATTTGTTTCTTTTACCCATTTGAGAGAACCTCTAAGAAAGGGTAGCCAGACTTTAGTTATAGGCGGTGCAGTAAGCAACCACGGTATGCCTGTTAGGTTATCTAAACCTACGACACCATAGATACCAGCAATCTCACCTGTTTCTTTTACAACTATAGTCCAGCACTCCTCTGACTCATCCAATCCCTGCTGTAGAGCTTCCTTAACATCGCCATGTGAAGCAAGTACTTCTTCAGTGTCTTCTGGTCTTAAGTTTGTTGCCAGATGATCTACATCAGACTGAGTACTTGCTCTCACATAAACCTTCATTACATTCTCCTTGAACGTAGTTGGAAGAAACCTTCCCATTCTGCTGATTGGAATACACAGGGTAAGTGACTATCACTTTCAAGTGTTACTGAGGTTTCACTAGCGTTACCAATAACTCCAAAACGATATGTTCCAGACTCAATAGCGGCTGAGTTAAGAATATTAGCAGCACTGCCAACTACACGCCCTGTAAAAGTACGTGTGTAGGCTGTACGTTTGAGGGGTCTTAGTATTACATTAAAGAAGCCTGTCTTATTGAAGACCACAGCATAATTTCTAAGCTGTAAGTGTCCTGTTGTTATAGCTTTGTTGTCTTGCTTAATTACTGGTTCAGAAAACTCATACTTAAAAGTAAAGGGGATACCCGCAAACACCTTTTCAGAGTTAGCTAATTTAGCTGCTACTGCACTAAGAGTAATGATTTTACCTGTTTGGTCAATATAGATTGTATTAGCATCTACATAAGGTATAGCAGTAAGTCCACCTGTTTCCAACCTAACACGTCTATCTAAGTGTATAGAAAAGCTGCCTGTAGTGTAAGTAGTAGCTTCATCTACTGATAGATTAATACGTTCTAGAAATAGGTTTGTACCTCGTTTAATTAGGATATAGATATCAGCACGATTAAAGGACATACCTACTACATCACCATTAAATACCCAACGTGACCAAGAAGCCTGTAGCTTTTCTCTACCAGACCAGTAGTATCTATACACGTATATGGCTGTAGGATCATTGTCGGTTTGTGCTAGTATCATATACTCATTTGATGAGGCTTGAATATTAATAATTTCACCGTTAAGATACTCAGGAATATGTGAGCTAATCTCTGTAGCATCATTCGTATCAGTGTCACTATCTACAAAGTACTCCCACATGCCTGACCACGCACCACGCTTAGAGGCAAAGTAAACATACTTACCCGCTGCTGCTGGTCTAGCTCGTAGGCTTGTTTCAAACTCTGTAGTATTAGATACGTCAACAGTCTCAGGGGTTAGTACAGGATCACCTGTTACCTTAAACTGTGTGAGGTCAGAGAAGAGCAGCAGTGCTTCGTTAAACGGTACTGCGTGTTTAAGAATACTAACCTTATTAGAGGACACTGCCACATCAATGGGGTCACTATCAATAATGGTTAGCGTTGACTTGCGGAAGAAGTCAAAGTTAAGAAACTCACCAGCACTACTAAATATGACATTCTCGTCAGCTAGTACTCCAAGTCTATTCTTATGGAAGAAAATATCTGCTAACTTAAACCCTACAAATGAAGGGAATGGGTTAGTGTCATCATCTCCTACTTTTCTATCTGCAAAAGCAGCGGGATTAAATTCAAAGTTTCCGTTGACAAGCTTAGAAAGTTTATGAGGTAGAGTAGCAGGGTCTAGTGCAATTTCAATATTAGGCTCTACTGTTTCTTTCCAAACACCATTACTAAACTTAACATAGTAGTCATCCTGTGCCTTTGAGTTATCACCTGAGACACCAATAACAAAATCGTTTGGCCCCTCTACAGGAAGCTGTTTAAAGTCAGGTGTCTCATCCTTAAATACTTTAAGATGATCTCCACCGTGAGAGTCACCTACCTCTACTACAAAGTCTGTAGCATCGGTAGACTGAACGTGTATAACAGAGCCATATCTTGTCAATGTTAAACCTGATACTGCTGATGCGTTGGTAATACCATCATAGTAAGTAGTACTGACAACACTGCCAGAAAATGTATTTAAATATGTCGCAATCAAGTCTGTTGATGCGCCACGTTCTGCGTTCTGTGTTAGTGCTGTAGAAGCCTGTGTACTAGACTTAGTAGCAAATTGTACTGTACTTGTGCTGCCACCTTTAGTAAGCTTTAATCGGTATGTAGAAGCATAGTCAGCGTTCTTTACATATACCAATGCTTCTGGATTACGTGTTGGGGATACCGTAGCTGCTTTAGCTACTGTAGTATTCTTATTAATAATAAAAGTTGCGTCAGCAATTGAGACAGCAGCTAGTTCTTCATTAGGGTTTGTTAATCCTGATAGGTAGGACGCAGCATTATTGGTAACAGTCTTAGCTACACCATCTTTGTCAAACACCCTAATAGTACCAGCAGTATCCACAACCATAGAGTAAAACTCATTCTCATCCCTACGGATAGTGTGGATAAACGCTTTGTCTAGGTTTGAAATAACTCCTAAGTCAGCAACATGCTGTGAACTTGGGCGTTTAGACAAACCTGATACAACACTGGACAGACCATTCTCTTGTAACTCAGCCTGAGTATTTAGGCGTAGTGAGGGTGGCTGCTGTGATACACCGTTAATAAGGTTTGGGATTGATTGACTGATGAGTGCCATTAGATTGTTCTCCGTCCCTGCCTATCAATAATACTAAAGGTGTCATAGTTGTCAAAGATGTTGTGGTCATCTGCTGCTTTATCAAAGTCTCGCAACTCAATAAAGGCACGGTTCTCATCTTCCTGTTGGAAGGAGTGTAGGGTATCTGAACCTACTACACGGTCTTGGAAGATGCGAGTAGCACGTAGTACAATGTAACGCTTTGCTACTTCTGGTACATCGCTGAAGACTAATTGTACTACAACATCAAGGGCTGCATCAGTACCTACATTAAAGGTATGATTAGTCCTATCATACATTTTAAGGCCACGCTGCACTAGATTAGGCGCATTGGCTTTTAGTGTTGAGTCTGCTCTAAGAATATCAGTAGAGAGAATAATCTCACCATTAGTATCTTTAGGGAAACTCTTGTTTAATTCTGTGTTAAAGTGCCAGCCCATAGACTGTACTTCTTTGTCAACTGTGTTAAGTATAGTCTCTGCAATCTCTGCTTCAATCAAGCCAGAGGAGAGACTATTAACTGGTGCTTCGCCAATGGCAGAAAGCATAATGTTGACTGCATCTAATTGTGTTGTTCCTGCCATGTTGTTACCTTATGCTTTCCACTTAACCTTGTCAGCCCAGTAAGCTGCGCTTGATGGCCCCTTGGCTATATTCTTACGGTGTCTGTCTTTAAAAGCTTTACGTTGTTTGTCTGACTGGTTTGTCTTTGCACCTCGTTCACCAAATCTAATAATTTCTGGCTTCTCTTTTGTGCCTACCAATACAGCATGTGACTTCTTACCCTTTGGGGAACTCTTAGGTATCCGCAGACCCTTAAATGTTTCTCCTGCATGTGTAATAGCCATATCATTTCTTCTTCTTATACTTCATGGTAGCACCAGTCTTTTTAGCCGCAGCCTTAGCCTGTGCCATACCCTTCTTAGTATACTTGTATTCTTTACCTGCTACATTTGGCATATCATTCTCCAAAGAAAAAAGGGAGTAGCCGTTAAGCTACCCCCAAGTTTATTTAAGCGTTTGCATCAATCAATGCAATACATGAAGCAGGACGCAGGACGTTGTGTCCCATTGCGTACTTAGCAACCATGAGTGTACCTTGACGGTTAATCTGATACTCAGACTCCATACCAAGGTCAAGCAACTTAACAGTAGCTACAGCTTCTGGTGTAAAGACAAAGCCTTTAATCAGAGCAGCTTCTGCAACCATGTCGCGTCCATCTACAGCAGCAGTTGGAAGGTCATAGTGTGTTGTGCGGCCTGAACCAGCAGTGTTTGCCAGTGGTGCGTTGTCTGCTGTCTTACCTTCATCAGCGTTACCTGTTGTGAAGTTCTTGTACAGAGCAGATACGTCAGCATGGTTAGACATGATTACAGGAATACCTGCAATAGCTGGAACCATACCTGAAGCAACAGAACCATTACCACCAAAGTCACGGTTCATGTAGGTCAGCTTAGAACCATCAGTCACATCCATCAGTGCATAGTACTGTGCTGGTGGAAGAACAACAACTGCGTTCTCTGAAGGAACATTAGCAATGTCCATAGTCTTCTTGGCATCAAAGATAGCCTTAGCCAGCTTTGCAGGGTCAAGTAGGTCAGCAGTAGCTGTACCAACAGTGACGTTACCAGTGAAGTCTTCTTCAGTGAAAGCCTTGTAGTCTTGGATAAGACCAGCAGCGGCTGTTGCGTTAGTTGATAGTGCAGCTTTAACAAGCATACGTGCTACGTTTCGATCTGCTTCGTTAGCTAGTGCAATACCAGCTTCCTTAGAGTAGATTGAGCGTACATCGTAATGGTTGATAGCTTCGTCAATGTTAGCAATGAACTGGCTTGAGATAAGCAAATCGTCAATTGTTACGATACGCTCACCTGCACGAATAGCCCCGCCTGTGATTTCGTTTCCAGGGGTCAGGTATTCAGCAGTTGCACGGCCTGTCATTGGGAATGAAGCAGACTTACCCTTAGAGATTGTGCGAGTACGTACCTTGTCCATAAGGACTTTCTTTTCCTCATAGGCTGTTAGGACTTCCCCTGCATACAGCTTGAGAAACAGGTCACGTACATCACCTGTATTATTATTTTGGCCTTGGAAGCTTACGCTATAGGCCGGATTTGAAGCGGCTGATGCCATTTTAAATTACTCCTTAGTGAGTATAATGTTGAGTTGAAATACACTCTGCATTACACTACATCCTTTCTCCAAGATTGTCCCTCGCAAGGGGTCAGGGGTAATCGTTTGTTATGTTTAGCTTCGTGTTAGTTAGAGTTAACAATCCTTTGTTCACCCTACAGTGCGGATTGCACATTCCTGTAAGGTTTTGGGATGTAATCCCTTCTAGGCACACCGTAATGTAACTAGAAGGAAGGGGGAAGCAATATATCCCCCAACCCCATGCAACAATGTTAGAACAGACTAGACCGTGCCAACTTATCAGCAA